CTTTGGCATTTCTACGCCGTCGACGAACGCGGGCGCTGGTTGTATACGCGCGCCGTCCTGCGGCGGGCGAAGGGCTGGGGAAAGTCGCCGTTTATGGCCGCTATCGCCATCGCCGAATTCCTGGGACCGGTCCGCTACTGGCGCGACGACGCCGACGGGAACCCCGTCGGGCGACCGGTCCCCCTGCCGCTGGTCCAGATCGCGGGGTTCAGCATCGCCCAGACGAATAACACTATGGCGATGGTCCTGGCGATGCTGGAAGAATCCCCCGCCGTCAGCGATTACCGCCTGGACCTGGGACTGACGCGCATCTTCACTGCTGGCGGCGGCAAGCTGGAACCGATCACGTCTTCGGGGTCGACGACCGAGGGCGCGCGCCCGACGTTTGTCGTGTTAGATGAAACCCACCTTTGGAAGCCTGCCGACGGCCTGATCAAGTTTGCCGAGACGATCCGCCGCAACCTGGGCAAGTCGCGCGATGGGCTGGCGCGGTCCTGCGAAACGACGAACGCGCACGAAATGGGGCAGGAATCGGTCGCCGAACGGTCCTATCTGGCCTTCGAAGCCCAGCGGACGGGGCGCGCGCGGGGGTCGACGATCCTTTACGACAGCCGCGAGGCGCCGCCGGAAACCAACCTTTACGACGACGACGACCTGGCCGACGGCCTGCGGCTGGTCTACGGGAATTCGACCTGGGTCCAGATCGACCGCATCCTGGACGAAATCCACGACCCCGACACCCCGCCCAGCGAAGCGCGCCGGTTCTATTTGAACCAGTTGGTAGTCGCCGAAGACGCCTGGGTTCGCCCCTACGAATGGGACGCCTGCCGCGACGACGAACGCGAACTGGCCGAAGACGACCAGATAACCCTGTTCTTCGACGGGTCGAAGTCCGACGACGCGACCGGCCTGGTCGGTTGTAGGATCGACGACGGCCACGTCTGGACGTTCGGGGTCTGGCGCAGACCGGCGGGCGTGGCTGAATGGACCGTCCCGCGTCAGGAAGTCGCCGACATCGTCGACCGCGTCTTCGCCAACTACGACGTCCGCGCGTTCTGGGCGGACCCTGGCAGCGGGAAGGACGACGAAGGCGAACGCTACTGGTACCCCCTGATCGACAGATGGTCCGCGACCTACGGCGCCGAACTGGACCTATGGGCGTCCGAGTCCGGCGCCGACCGTCACGCCGTCAAATGGGATATGTCGGGGACGTCGAAGGGACTGCGCCAGCGCCTGTTTACGGAAGCCTGCGAAGCGACGGCGACCGATATCCAGGACGGCAACCTGACGCATGACGGCCATCCCGTCCTGCGCGAACACGTCACTAACGCCAAACGCCGCCCGAACGCCTACGGCGTCGCGATTTCGAAGGATCATCCGTCGTCGAACTACAAAATCGACCTGGCGGTCTGCGCGGTCGGCGCCCGTATGCTGCGGCGCCTTTGGCTGGGCTTGCCGAGATCGAAGCGGCATCGCAAACGGACCGGTCGTATGATGGCGCTGTAACGGCCTGGGCGGGTCCCCCAGGTTGACAATCCACGTCCGCTAAGTTGACAAAGGGGGACCCCGCCGATGGCTAGCATCGTCCTATTCCTGTTAGCCGCTTTCCTGTTCTTCCTGCGCGCCATCGACGTCGTCGATCCCGTCGAAAAGGGCGTCGACGTCGTCGTCCTGGCCTTTTGCTTCCTGGCGCTGGGACTGGCGTTGCTGAACGTCGTGATCCCGTCGCGCTGGTTCCGCAGGGGGGCGTAGCGATGCCGTTATCCCCCGAAGCCGCAGTCGAACAGGCGCGCGTCATGCTGGGCTATCGAGACGCCGAACGCCGCCAGCTAAACAAGATTCACGAGTACGTCAGGGGCAGGCAACCCAACGTCGCCGTCCCGAAGGGATCGCCGCTGGAAGTCCGCACCCTGGCGAAGATCGCCCGCGTCAACGTCATGCAAATCGTCGTCAATTCGCTGGCGCAGGCGCTGTACGTCGACGGCTACCGCGCCCCCAGGGACGAAGACAACGCCGCCGCCTGGGACATCTGGCAGGCGAACGCCCTGGACGCCGGACAGATCGGCGTTCACCGCGCCGCCCTGACGTATGGGACCGCCTACACGTCGATCCTGCCTGGGGAACCCCTGCCGGTCATACGCGGTTACTCGCCGCGCAACATGACGACGCTTTACGACGTCGACGACCCCTACTGGCCGGTCTGGGCGCTGCGGTCGGACAGTGATAAGACGGTCCGCCTGTATGACGCCGAAGCCGTCTACCTATTCGCCGAACGGTCGAAGTCGGCGCCGGAATATCTGGGCTTCCAGGAACACGACGCGGGCGTCTGCCCCGTCGTCCGCTTCCTGAACGTCCAGGACCTGGACGAAGACAATCAGGGCGAAGTCGAACCGCTGGTCGAACTACAGGACCAGATCGACATCACGACCTTCGGTCTGCTGGTCGCCCAGCATTACCAGGCATTTCGCCAGCGCTGGGCGATAGGGTGGGCGGCTGAGTCTGAGGAAGCCCTGATCAAGGCGAACGCGGCGCGAATGCTGACGTTCGAAGACTCGCCGGACGACGTCAAGGTCGGCGAATTTGAACAGGCGTCGCTGGACGGATACCTGGATTCGCGCGAATCGAGCCTACGGCAGGCGGCTACGTTGTCCCAGACACCTATTCACGAGCTTACGGGCGCGCTGATCAACCTATCCGCCGAAGCCCTGGTCGCGGCGGAAGCTGGGCAGCGACGCAAGATCGTCGAACGCCAGGTTAGCTTCGGCGAATCCTGGGAACAGACGCTGGCGCTGGCGGGCGAGCTAAACGGGCAGGCGCCGGACGACAACGCCGAAATCCGCTGGCGCGACACGGAATCCCGCGCCCTGGCCGCGACCGTCGACGCGCTGGGCAAGATGGCGTCGCAACTGGGCATCCCGCCACAAGCCCTATGGGAACGTATACCGAACACTTCCCAGGGCGAAATCGAGCGCTGGAAGCAAGCCGCCGAAGAACTGGACCCGATGGCTGGTCTGGCGGGGTTGCTGGAACGCAGCATGGGCAACAACCCGCCGCGTCAGCTTCCCCCAGGCGGGCAGTAATGCCGGACGCCGACGACCCCCTAGGCGCCTTCCGCGAAGCCGCGCGCGGGTCCGACCTGGCGGAAGCCCTGGGCATGATCCAGGCGCATCGCGACGCCGACCGCGTCGGTCACTGGTTGATCGTCTGGGTCGAAAAGCGGGGGACGCCCGACGACCCGACGGCGATCATGCTGCATTCGCACTACGCCGACGAAATCGTCGGGATGGGACTGGCGCGCTACATCGAAGGCGCCCTGGATCGTGGCTTCGAAACGACCGACCCCGACTAATGCGGCGCCGTCGCTTCCGCCGCCCGCGCGCCCTGATCGCGCTTAGCCTAGGCATCTTCGGCGTCGTCGCCCTGGCGCCGACAGTTGGCGCTTTCAGCTTGTGCCTGGGCTGGGCTATCTTCGGGGCGTCGGCGGTCCTGTTAGGCCTGGGCCTGTTCGCGGAACTGGAAGAATGACGACGGACGTTAGAGCCTGCGATACCTGCGGTCGCGAACGCGAACTGGCGGTCTACGCCCTGCCTGGAATCCCTATGTCGGTCGGCAACTGCCGCGAATGCTGGTCCCAGGACGCGATGCCGTTCTGGGTCGCGGAAGCGACGCTGGAAATGATCGACGGCGCCGACAACGCCGCCGACTGGTTCCTGGATAGTCGGACCTGGCGCGACGGCGCCTACGTAAGGATCGGCGACCTATGGCAATGACGCTGCTGGGCGAACGGCTAACCGAGGATCATCGCCTGGTCCAGGCGCGGCTGATGTCGGTCGTCTCGATACAGGTCCTGCAAATCTGGGGCGGCTTCGACATCCGCCGCATCGACGAATCCTGGCTGTTCCTGGAACCGGCGCTGATGGCCGTTATCGAGCGCGCCCGCCGCGAAAGCGAAGACATCACCGACGTTTACTTCCGCAGCTTCCGCGACGCCGAAGACGTCCCAGGACCGGCGCCGACCGACTACCGCGTCGCCCGCGACTGGCAGACGCCCGCGAAGGTATCGCTACGCGTGACGGGACCCGTGACGGCGAAACGGCTGGTCCAGCAAAAGGCGCCGCAACCGGAAAAGGTCGCCCTGGTCCGCGCCACGGGCGTCGCAACCCGCGTCGTCGCCGACGGCGGTCGGGAACTGCTGGGCAACGCGATCCGGCGCGACCGGCGGTCCCTGGGTTACGCGCGCGTGACGTCGCCGCGCCCCTGCGCGTTCTGCGCCATGATCGCGGGCAGGGGACCCGTCTTCCGGAAGACGACGGTCGAATTCGACGCGCATGATCACTGCGGCTGTACGGGCGAACCGGTCTACGACCGCCGGACCCGCTGGCCTGGGCGCGCCCATGAATTCGAAGAACTTTACAAGTCGTCGACCGTCGGCGCCGACGACCCCCTGAACGCCTTCCGGCGCGCCTACGAAGCCGCCGCCTGACGGCATTACAGTTTCTTCGTCACACGGTCACACTTGTTGACACCCCTTCGACTGGTCACACATAATGACATCACCGGCAGGAATTGCCGGACGGAAGGGGATTACAAGAAATGACTTACGTACACGACCACGACTTCGACGACGACGGCGGCGCTGCTTACGCTGCCGAACAGGGTTACGAACGTTACCTGGAAACGCGCGGCTGGGACGAAGATTCCGCCCGCGAACTGGCCGATTGGGGTAACACCTGGTTCAACGGTTACGCCCGTTGCCAAAAGCTGGTCGGTTGCCTGCGCGGGGTTTATCACCCTACGGCCTGCGCCTTCGACGAAGAACTGGCCGACGAACTGGACGCCCTGGACCAGCCGCCCCCGCCCCCTTCGTCGGGGCGCGCGTGGCGCCCGCTGGCGCTGGCCGTTCGCGAAGACTGGTAACAGGGGGTAACAAACCCCCCCAGCGCCCGCCCTGACAACGGGGCGGGCGTTTTCGCGCCGACTATCTAACTAGTACAACAGGGGGATAACTCACGCATGAAACGTTTTCTGGGAACCATCGTAATCGCCGTCGGCGCCCTGGCCGTCGCCTGCGGCGGCGCCGCTGAACCCGCGCCGTCGGCGCCAATCGCCGCGCAACAGGCTAAGATCGCGGCGATGCCGTCCGAACGCGAGGAAGCCGACGCCTATCAGTCGGAAGTCGCCCGCCTGGTCGCCGCCAACGAAGCGATCCTGGCGACCCTGAACCCGTCGACGCCGCCTGCCGCCTACGAAGCCCAGACCGCGCTGGTTAAGGCCAACAACGCCGCCCTGCGCGACCTGACGCCGCCGAACTGCCTGTTCGTCACGCATAAGCTGGTCGTCGCCGCGTCGCGCGGCATCGACGACGGCGTCTACTGGACCCTGACGGGGATGCGCGACCCGCTGCCGGACCGTCGGCGGGGGGAACTGGAAATGGGCAGGGACCTACTGACGCGGGCGGACGGGCAGTTTGTGAAAGCGATCCAGCAAATCAAGTCGGCGCCCTGCCTGTAAGCTGAACCGGCGCGCCGACCCAACGACCGTCGACGCAAACGACCCCCCTGGTCCAGCCCAGGGGGGTTTCCTTTTGTGAGGACTGGTGAGGATCGAAGGTGAGGATTATCGTCACGACGCCTAAAAAGTTGACGCGAAGGCGCTACTAGACGTAAAAACAGGGACGGAATGATCACGCGCTACGACCGCCGTTACAACCGCTTCGCTGGCCTGCCCCTGTTCGCGCCGCCGGACGACGACGACGACGACGACGACAAAGGCAAGGGCAAGGGCGGCGGCAAGGGCGGCGGGGACGACGACGATAAAACCGACTGGAAGGCCGAAGCCGAGCGCTGGCGCCGCGACGCGCGCCGTCACGAGGAAGCCGCGAAGACGAATAAGGGCGCGGCGGACCGGCTGGCCGAACTGGAAAACGCTTCGAAGTCCGACCTGGACAAAATGACGGCGCGCGCGGAAGCCGCCGAAGGCAAGCTGGCGACCCTGGAACGCGACCTGTTACGGACCCGCGTCGCGCTTCGTAAGGGGTTGAACGAAACCCAGGCGAAGCGTCTGGTCGGCGACAACGAACAGGAAATGGAAGACGACGCGGACGAACTGTTAGAGACATTCGGCGGCGGCGGCAGGGGCGCCGACGACCGCAACGATAACGACCGCGACCGCGACCGGAACGGGCGCAACGGCAGCGACCGCAACGGCGGCGGCGGCGGCGGGAACCGTCCCAGGGAGAACCTTCGGCCTGGTAGCCGTCCAGAGTCGAAACCTGAAGAACTGGACCCGATAAAGCTGGCCGAATCCGTCCCGCGCGGCGGCATCGGCTAACCAGCTACCGCCCCAACAACCGACGCCGCTTAGGGGTCGGGACCCCCGTTCGAACGCCGCTTAGGGGTTCGTTCGGGATCAATCCCGATACCTAGCGAAACGAGGCGTCGAAATGCCCCCTAACGAATTCCTAAGCGCAGAACAGATCGTATCGATGGGTCTGGGCATCCTGCGGCGGGAACTGATCCTGCCGCGCCTGGTCGCCCGCATGGGCATCGACGATTTTCGCGGCGCGAAGGACGACACGGTTAACGTTCGCGTCCCTGCGCTGCTAACCGCCCGCGAATACGAATGGCGGACCCGCACCGCGCCGATCACCTACGACACGATTGTCGAAGAGTCGATCCCCGTAAAGCTGGACAAGCATCCCTATTCGGCGGTCCCGATTACCGACGAAGAAATGACGCTGGACATTCGCGACTGGGGAACCCAGGTCGCGGAACCCCAGATCATCGCCGTCGCCGAACTGCTGGAAAGCTACATCGCCGACGTCATGACGGACCCGCTGACACTGTACTCTCACGCCCCCATCGCCTACGCCGAAGACGCGGCGGGCGCTGGCGCGCCGTTCCATCGGGCGGCGGTCGACGCGCGTAAGGCGCTGAACGATGCGAAGGTCCCAGCCGCCGGTCGCGTGATCGCCCTGGGGTCGACGGTCGAAGCGGCGGCGCTTAAGGAAGAGGGCTTCCGGCGCTACCAGGACAGCGGTTCAACGGACGCCCTGCGCCAGGGCATCATCGGCAACGTGGCCGGTTTCAGCGTGATCGGCAACGTCCAGTCCCTGCCGCCGGACTTCGCCATCGCGTTTCACCCCAGCGCCTTCGTCTTCGCCAACGTCGCGCCGGAAGTCCCCAGCGGCGCCAGCGCGGGCGCCAGCCTGACGTTCGAAAATCTGACGATGCGCTGGATCAGGGACTACGATGCAAACTTCCTGCGCGACCGGTCGATCTATTCGTCCTTCGCTGGCGCCGCCAGCGTCGCCGACGAACGCAACCCCGCGACCGGCGCCCTGACGGGGAAGAACTGCCGCGCGGTCCTGATCGACTTCACTGCGGCGGCGCCGTAATGGGGTTCGGCAAGCATCCCCAGCAACTAAAGGAACTGCCGGAAGGTGAACTGGCGCGCGGCGACGACATCGTCTTCGGCGAACCTGGCGTCCCGACGACGGCGGCGGAAGCCCTATGCGGCTTCCCCGTCGGGAACGGGACCTGCGTCATGCCGCCTAACCACGCTGGCAACCATCGCCTGACGCTGCCTGAACCGGAAGCGACGGCGCCCTAATGACGACGCCGCCCGTTGTCCCGATGCCGCCGCCGCTGGCGACCCTGGAACAACTGGGCGCCCGTCTGGGCGTCGTCTTCCCCGTCGACGTAAACGGCATGCCGACCACCCCCGACGGCCTGCGCGCTGGGGCGGCGCTGAACGACGCGTCCGCCCTGGTCCGCACGGTCGCAGGGGAAGACTGGCTGGACGAAAACGGCGACCTGGAAGCCGTCCCCCCGACGATCCAGACCGTGACGCTATCCGTCGCGTCGCGGGCGTATATGAACCCGCAGGGGGCGGTCCAGGCGACCGTCGGCGACGCGTCCGTTACCTACTCGCGAGGGGGCGAAGGAACCGTCTTCCTGACGAACGCCGAAGTCCGGCTGATCCGTAAGGCGATGGGACTTTCAGCCCTATCGTCGGTCCAGTTTGTGACGGAATTCGTCCCGCCCAACGGTCGCGACAACCTGTATGCGCCCGATCCCGACGGCGGCGACCCCGTTCCCCTGGGACCCGTCCCCTGGGAGCGATAGCACCGGACCGCCCCCGACCGTCTGCCGGACCCGCAGGCGCGTCGGGGGCGCAACGGCGCAGGAAGGACTGAACCATGCCGACCCGCCGACAACCCGACCCAGAACCCGCCGACGAAGCGAAACCGCGAACCCTGCGCGTCGACGCCGAAGGCTACGTCCAGGACGGGCAGGAACGCGTCTTCGTCGGTTTGTCGCTAGTGGGGGCGCTGGTCACGCTTAAAGACGCGCCAGCGGCGCCCAGCGCGCCGCAGGACGCCCCAGAACCGCCGGAAGGGGAAGAACCCGCGCCATGATCCCCTTCGCCACGACGACGATCACGATCACGCGACCGGCGCCGACCGACGAACCCTACGAACCGCCAGGTCCGCCGTCGACCGTCGTGGCGGGCGTTCGCGCCCATATCAGCCTGGGACGCGGCGCCGAAAACGTCGTCGGCGGCGACCAGGAAGTCGTCTATCACCGGCTAACCTGCGACCCCTGCGACCTGGATAACGCCGACCAGGTTATCGACGACGCGACCGGTCTGGTCTACGACGTCGAATACGCCCGACTGCGTCGCGGTCTGGGCCTGGACCATATGGAAGCTGGCCTGCGGCAGGTCGAAGGCGTCGCCGCCAGCGTCGTCGCGGGGTTCTAATGCCGAGTCCGAAGGGCGTCAGTAGCAAGAAATACGGGACGGTCCATTTCAACGCGACCGCCGACGCGACCCTGAACGCGCTATCGGTCGGCGAACTGCGAACCGGCGCGCGGAAGATCGCGTCGCGGGTCCGTCTGCCCAGCCGCGCGAAGGGATTGAAGCTATCGACCCGCGCGGGCATCGGTCCCCAGGGCGGGTTCTCGCAGGTAATCATGCGGGGACCTGGCGCCCTGGCAATCGAATTCGGGACGCGGCGCCGCCGCGCCGTCGCGCCGCTGCGGAAGGCGCTTAGGGGGGGTATCTAGCCGATGGTCGCCGAAGCGCGGTTACACGGGGACGTCGAACAATGCGTCCGGACCTGGGCGCGGGGGGCATTGCCATCGATTGACGGTCGCGTATTCTTTGGAGCGAACAACCAGGCGGCGATGCCGCAGGTAAGTCTGTTCAGGGTCAGCGGTCCCGATCACGAGGTCCTGATCCAGTTTGACGTCTGGGCGAGCAAATCGCAGGGGAAAGCCCAGGCAGCGCAGCTAGCGGCGGAACTGGAAACCGCCGCAGACGGGGTAGGCGGGTTTATCAGCGACGGCGTCCAGCTAAAGTCGGCGCGCATCGAAGATAACCAGTGGCTACCAGACGACGAAAGCAATCTGCCGCGGTACATCGTCCAGGTGACATTCGCGGCATGGGCAGTGGGTCCGCCTGCCGCGCTTTCAGGAAGTGCCGTCAGCTAAGCGACGGCAGCGTCCCCGACACGGGGAAGGCGTCCGCCCGCGCGGACCGAGGACCAGACGATGCCTTCCAACCCCCTAGCCGTGCGCGTAGGACCTGGCGTCCTGCGCATCGCGCCCATCGGGACGCCCGAACCGGCGGACCTAGCCGCCGCCTGGGATGTCGCATGGGTTCCCGTCGGATATACCGACGAAGGTTCTGAATTCGTCTTCGACCAGACCTTCGAAGACATCGAAGTCGCCGAAGAACTGGAACCGGTCCAGGTGATCCAGACGGCGCGTCAGACGACCGTTAACTTCGCCGCCGCCGAGCTAACCGCGATCAACATGCAACGCGCGTTGAACGGCGGGACGATCACGACCGCCCTGGGCGTCGTCACGTTCGAACCGCCGTCCGTCGGGTCGTTTACCGACCTGATGATCGGCTGGGAATCCGACGACGGCCTGGAACGCTGGGTTTTCCGCCGCTGCCGTAACACGGGCAGCGTCAACATCCCGCGCCGGAAGGGAACCGACAAAGCCATCGTCCCGATGGCCTTCCGCGCCCTTAAGCCGCCTGCGGAACCGGCCTTCGTCTTCATTCACGACGAAGATTACGACCCCGCCACGCCGTAAGGCGCCCGTCAGGGGATAGGTGACTTATGGAATTCCAGCCTGAGACGACGAAGGTCATGGTTCTGAGGGGTGAAGAGATTCACTGCATCGGCGCCCTGCCGCCTGGTCTACTGTTCGACTTCGCCGAGCTACAAAGCGACGACAACCCCATGCGGGTCGCGGCAGCGATTGGCCGCTTCCTGAAAGCGCTGGTCATTCCGGAAGATCAGGAACGTTATCGGCGTCTGCTATACGACACCGAAAACATCCTGGACTACAACGAATTGACGGAAGCGGCTGGGGAACTGCTGCGCAGCTACACCGCGCGCCCTACCGAGCGACCGTCGGAATCGCCCGATGGGTCGCCGCCAACTGGGGAGCTTACGAGGCACGTCTCATTCTCGCGGGGCACGGTCGAAGTGGCGCCAGCGTCGTCGCTGGATGGTCTATCGCCCGAATCCTGAACGTCGCCTATTTCCTGATAACCGAGAACCTGACGCCCGACCAGCGGGCGGAACTGGATCGCGACCTGGCGGGTCCCCAGGCGCGGTCGACGCGGCGCGAACGCGCGGACGTTGCTTCCCTAGTGGGCGGCGACGTCCGGACGGGGCGCCGATCAAGGGACCCGACGCATGGCTAACCCCATCGGCGAAGCATTCGTAACCCTACGCCCAGACCTATCGAAATTCGGTAGCGAAGCGGGCGACGGGATCACGCGCGGCCTATCGGGGATCACGGGTTCCTTAACCAAGCTGGGCGCCGGTCTAACCGCCGCCCTGACGGTCCCTATCACGGGGTTCACGGCGTTCGCCCTTAAGTCCGCAATGGACATCGATACGGCGATGGCGGGCGTCCAGATGAAGATGAAGGGGACGCCCGAATTCTTCCAGCAAATCCTGGACGGCGCCCGTCAGATGTCGACGGAGCTTCCCGCGTCGACCGCCGACATCCTGGACCTGGTTAAAACCGCCGGACAGCTAGGCGTCGCGGGCGAAGACGCCCTGGGCTTCGCGAAGACGATGATCCAGATGGCGCAGACCACCGACATGACGGCTGAACAGGCCGCGAAGTCGATTTCTGGTTTCGCCAACATCGTCGGCGCTTCGACGAAGGAATTCGCCAACATCGGGTCGACGATCCTGGCGCTGGAAGGCATCGGCAGGTCCGAAGCTTCGAACATTACCGATATGGCGGTCCGCATCGCCGCCGCAGGCGCGACGGCGCGCATGCATACGCCCGACATCCTGGCCTTCGCGAACGCGATGGTAAACCTGAACCTGGAACCGGAAGCGGGCGGGACGGCGTTCAGCAAAACCGTTATCAGCATCAACGAAGCCGTCATGGGACTGGCGCCCAGCGCGGAAACCCTGGAACAGATCGCCCAGGCGAACCTGAAAGTCCGCGACAGTGGCGACGCCCTGGTCGAAGCCCAGCGCAGCGTCCGCGACGCGCACGAGGAAGTCGCCGACGCTGGGCGCGGCGTCCGCGACGCCAACGAAGCCGTCAGCGACGCCAACCTGGACCTGGAAGACGCCTATAAGAACCTGGCCGACGCCCAGCGCGATCAGGTTATGGCGAGCATCGACACCCGCCGCGAAACCCTATCGCTGATGGAAGCCCAGCAACGGCTGGACGAAGTCCTATCGCGGGCGCCGTCCCTAGCGCTGGATATGAAAGCCGCCCAGATCGGGGTCGCGGAAGCGCAGGAACGCCTGAACAAAGCGCGGCGAGACGGGAAGCCAAACGACGTCGTCCGCGCCGAACTGAACCTGGCGCAGGCCTATCAGCGAATGAACCAGTTGGCGGTTCAGCAACGCGGCTACCAACTGGACGTCCAGCGGGCGCGGCTGGGCGTCGTCGACGCGATCAGTCAACAGGGCGCGACGGCGAAACGGGCGGCGGAAGACGAAGATCGGGCGCAACGGCAAGTCACGCAGGCCGAACGCAATAAGCGCAACGCCATCGAAGGCACAAACGACGCCAAACGCCGACAGCGTGACGCTTACGAAGGCGTCGACGAAGCGAATAAGAAAGCGACCCGTTCTTCCGACCAGTACGCCAGCGCCCAGAAGCTGCTGAACGGACTGACGGATTCGGCCAATAACAAGCTGGGCAAGTACGCGAAGCTGGCAGGGATGTCGCGCGAGGCCTTCGCCGACCTGTTCAACAAGAATTCCGCCGACGCGACCCTGGCCGTTATCAACGGGCTGGCGCGCATCGATAAAGAGGGCGGCAACGTCTACCAAACCCTGCGCGACCTGGGCATCCAGGAAGTCCGCGAAATCGACGCCCTGACGCGTCTGGCGCGCGGCCAGAACAGCGTCGCCGACGGCGCCATCAAGATCGAAGATCATCTGCGCGTCGCCCGCGAAGAGTACCCGACGACGAACCAACTGACGCGGCAGTCCGGCATCGCCAACGAAACGCTGGCGTCGCAAATGCAAATGCTCAATAACAGCATGACGAATAACGCGTCGATTGTCGGCGGCGAACTGGTCCCCATGCTGAAACAATTCATTACCGACGTTCAGCCTGTAGTGAACCTGACGGCGGATATGGCGATGGCCTTCGCATCCCTGCCTGGACCGGTCCAGATGATCGTCGTCGGACTGGTCGGCTTCGCCGCCGTGATCGGTCCGTTGATCGGCAGCATCGGCCTGCTGGCGCTGGCGTTCGGCGGTCTGAGCATTTCGCTGGGTCCGCTGCTGCTGGTGATCGGCGCGATCACGCTGGCGGTCGTCGCCGCCTATGTCGCCTGGAAGAACTGGGACAAAATCGTCGGCCTGGTTAACGGCGTCAAGGACGGGGTTCTGGACGCCCTGGGCGACGTCCTGGGCTTCCTGAAAAACAACTGGCCGGAAGTCGCGAGCCTGATCAGCGGACCGTTCTTCCCGCTGGTCGCGCTGGCGACGGACGCGTTCGGTATCCGGTCGGCGCTGGAAGACGCCTTCGGGTCGGTTCTGGACTTCCTGGGCGGCGCCTGGAAGGGCGTTAAGGACCTGGTCGTCGCGCCGTTCAACGCGGCGCTGGATTCGGCGAAGGGCGGTTTCGGCATCCCAGGCGCGCTTAAAAGCGCGTTCAACGGCGCGAAGGACTTCCTAACCGGCGCTGGTAAGGACGTGATCAACGGCCTGATCAGGGGCATAAAGGACGCGCTTCCCAACCTTAAGGACGTCCTGGGCGGCGTCAAGAAATTGATCCCGAACTGGAAGGGACCGCCGGAAGAGGACCGGAAGCTGCTGTACCCAGCGGGGCAGCTGATCATGGAAGGTCTGGCGAACGGGCTGGCCGCAGGCTGGGCGCCGGTCCAGACGCAGCTAAGCGGCTATAGCGCCGCGATTGGCGATATGACGCAGGACTGGATGGCGCCGAACATTACGCGGTCCAGCTTCGGCGGCATCCGCGCTGGCGCCGGTTCTGGACCGGCGGGCGACGCCGCTAACAACGTCCTGGCGCCGATTGGCGGTCGCGCCGCTGGCGGGATCGTCGTCAATTCCTTCGGTCCTATCGAAATGGTCCCCATGAAGCCGTCGCAGGGTCTGCGGACCATCGGCTGGGGCGTTCAGGAAGAAATGCAACGACGGGGAGCCTACATATGATCCGCCGACCGCTTCGCTTCGACACGTCCGCAGGCAGCTACACCTGGCCGCGCTATCAACTGGAATACGACCCGCAGCAACCGCTGATCCTGGCGTTGATCGACCTTCCAGGCGCCGACTACGCCTTCGACCAGTTGGGCGACCGTCCCGCAATCAAGGGCGTCGGGACTCATACCCTGCGCTTCCTGCTGGTCGGCGAAGCGGGGGACGTCGAAGCCGAAATGGACGAAATGCGGCGCGTCTGCTACCTGGGCGCGCGCGGGCGGCTGGTCCTACAGGGCGACGGCGGCGACCTGCGGTCCTGCGTCGCGCGCATAACCGGAATGCCGCAGATCACGTTAGGCGTCCGCGACCGCCAGCGGGCGCCCGTGATCCTGACGTTCACGCAACTAAGCGACTTCCAGGGCGACGAAGTGATCACGGGCGACGACGACATCACGACCGACCCGCAGGTCGTCAGACTGAACAACCCTGGCGACGGGGCGGTCTACGGCGTCAAGCTGCTGGTTAAGGGTCCGTTTGACGGCCTGCAAATCGTCAACACGTCGGCCAACGTCCCAGGCACGTCGACGCCCTGGACCTTCGTCAGCGACCGCGTCGCGGCGGCGGGCGAATGGCTGGAAATCGACGCCGCAGCGAACACGGTCCGGTTTAGCGCCGACGCGGGCGGGACCTGGGAAGACGACGCCGACAACGTCGTCTTACAGGACGGGCAGGTCGGCCTGTTCGCGCTGGGCGCGGGCGACAACGACCTTAGCGTCGTCGGCGCCGTCGGCGGGAACCTGGGCTGGGAATACAGGGGGACCTTCGTCTAATGCCGCGCGTTCAGATCATTATCGAGACGCCCGCCCTGGTCCGCGTCGGCCTGCCGATCATCGCCGTCGCCGCCTACGACATCGAACGCGAGATCAACGCCGCCGGAACCTGGGTTGTTGAATTCCCCGCCAGCGAAACGCTGACGTCCCAGATTCGAAGCCGTTATCGCGTCTCGATTACCGAGGAAGGGCGCCCTGGTTATCTCCTGCGTCGCGGCATCATTACCGACCGGCAATACACGGGCGGGCGGACGGGCGACGGCGTCCTGCGCCTATCAGGGCTGACGCGGCTGTATGGCGTCGCGCGGCAGTCGACCCATCTGGGCCTGAGTTTTAGCGGGCAGTCGATCCTGGAAATCGCGTCGACCCTGACGGGCGAAACCGTGACGGCGCCAACCGTCCCCGACGCCGCGTCGCGGACGCCGACCGTCACGTTCAACGAAACGTCGCGGCTGGCGGCGCTGATTACGGCCTGCGAATACGCCCGCCTATCGGTCCGCGAAACCTTCGACGAAGACAGCTTCGAACTGGTTTCCTGGGACAACGTCCCCGATTCCGGTTTCCGCTTCGTCACGGTCGACCAGGCCGGTCCCGACCTGGACGGCGCCGCCGCCGCAGGCATGGGCTTAATCGCGGGGACGCCGCGTATCACCTACAACGGGCGCGACCTGGCGACGCGGATTATCCCCGTCGGCGTCGACCACGACGGCAACCCGCTAACCCTGGCGCCCATCGCGGCGATCCCCGCCCTGCCTTACGCCGTCCAGACGGGGATCAACCCCAACGGGTCGACCTACTGGTACCTGGAAGACGCGAAGGCCGTCGCGCGTTACGAAGTCGTCGAAATGCAACTGGTCCGGTCGGACATCAAGAACCCCAGCGACAACCCCGTTACGCGCATCCTGGCCGCGACCGCCCTGTATGCGCTGGCGGCGGGGACGCTGATCCAGCGCCGGTCGGACGTGATCGCCTTCGCCAGCGAAATCGCCAACGGGTCCCAGATCGACGCCCTGCCTGGGGACCGCGTCCGTATCCAGTTTCGCGGGCGCGCCAGGAACGGGTCGTTCTGGGACCTTGACGCATGGTTCCTGATCAACAAACGCCGCGACGCTGCCGCGACCGCTGGCGTCAGGGGCGTTTCGTTCACCCTGACGGCGCCGGAAATCCCGCTGCGCGTCCCCAGCCTGCCCAACGAAATCCCGATCCCGCCGCCCGCCCATCCGCCGCCGGACCCGCCGGACCCTTCGACCGGCGCCGACCGGACCGCCGAGGAAGCCAAGGAAGATAAGGAAGGACCGCTGGACCTGCCTGCGGCGCCCGAAGTCCCGCCGTTTGGCGAACCGCCGCCCGCAGGCATACCGCCGGACCTGGTCCCGCCTGGAAGGGAACCAGGAAACTATCAACCATGCTGCCCCGATAAAACGACAGACGGCGAAGGCGACCTGGACCCGCCGCCGGAAGACATCGACGAAGAGGAACCGCCGGTTCCAGGGGGCGGCGACGTCCGCGCCGCGTGGCGCAACGTGATCGTGACGTCGTCGGGCGAAATCAGTTACCAGAACGTAGAGGAAGGCAGCTACATTCGGTTCTTCTGCGCCACGACCGACCCCGTCCCGATCACTAGCGACGATTCCTGGATGGTCCTGGCGTCGAACGGCCAGATGGTGATCTATCGCGGTCCGGCGGTTCACCCTGGCGAAAGCGGGTCGATTACCTGGCCTGCCTTCGAAGCTAGCGTCCGTATGTGCGGCCTGCGGGAAGACTTGGCGCCCGCCAGCGTCAATATCCAGGCCTATGAACGCCCCTTCGGTTTCGGACCTGGGTTCGCGGCGGAAATCGACGGCGACTTCGAACCGATTTCGCCGGACGGCGACCCCGAATACGCGACGACGCCTAGCACCCTGGGGGCAACGATTGTCCCATGACGTTTCCGCGAGTCCTGGGGACCCATCATCATCTGCCCGACAACGTCGCCGGTCTGGAAGCCTATATCCAGGCGCTGATCGACGAAGCCCTGGCCGACTTCGAAGGGGGCGGCGGCGGCGAAGCGGGTCCGGCACCCTGGCCGGTCCTGGAATCGCTGACGGGGCAGACCGACGGGTCGACGGCCAGCTTCCCGACGACGAACGTCTTCGTCGAAGGATCGACCCGCGTCTTCGCCGAAGGCCTGTTATTAGAACCCGAAATCGACTGGGCCGAAGCGCCGACGGGCGACGGCGTCGTTCTGGCCTGGGCGCCGATGCCTGGGACGCAGCTAGCGGTCGAATATCTCGCCGCCGTGATCTAAGGGGGTACCGCAATGGTTATGCCTAGCATCCTGGGTCGCGCGCTGGTTGCGTCGCTGATCAACAACGCGGGCGCCGACGTCGCGAAGCGCCGCGTCGTCGTCCTGGATACGTCGGCTGATTCCAGCTTCGCCCTGCCGTCGGCGGCGGGCGACCTGCGGGTTCTGGGGATCACCCTGGAAGCCATCGCCGACGCTGCCAGCGGTCGCGTCGTCGTCCAGGGCGTAACTTCCTGCCTGATCGAAGGCGCCGTAACGCGCGGACACTACCTGCGCGCCAGCGCGACCCCTGGCGCCCTGGAAGACGCTGGCGTTCTGGTTTCGGCGGCGGGCGAACCGCCCGCTGGGACCTGCGCCCTGGCGCTGGAAGCGGGCGCCGACGGCGACGAAATCGCGGTCCAGTTTGTCGGTCTGCTGGGCGGCGGCGGCGGCGCTGGCGGACCAGCGACCGAACTGGACGCCGACGGGACGACCCTGGCCGTCAACGTGATCGGCGACGGGCAGTATCTGAAACGCGTCGGCGCGACCATCGTCAGCGACGCGGGACCGGCGGCAGGACCTGCGACCCAGCTAGACGCCGACGGGACGGTCCTGGCCGTTAACGCGATTACCGACGGCGAATACCTGCGGCGCGTCGGCGCGACCGTCGTCAGCGGTACGCCTGCGGGCGGCGGCGGCGGCGGCTGGCCGTCGGGCGAATACTCGCCGCTTAAGCCACCGTCGGCACCGTCGGCCTACGACGACGAATTCCTGGGCGGGGTCCTGAACGCGGCCTGGACGCAACAGGACAGCGGCGCGGGGACGCGCGTCGGCAGCGTTACCCAGCGCCCAGGCTGGCTATACCAGTCAATGACGGCGACCGGCGGCGCCTGTAACACGGGCGTTTGGAAGGCTTTCAACCCCGCAGGGGCGCCGACGACGGTCGTCGCGCGTGGCTTCGCCAACGTCAACGACAACGCCGGTTGTCTGGTGCGAATGGAAATCCAGGACACGGGCGGGGCGCTGATCTACGGCGTCGGCAAAATCCAGGGCGCGACCAACAACTGGCAGGTCGCCGATTCCAGCGCGGCGCGGACCTACGCCCTGACCAACGTTACGGGGAACGTCGGCGAAACCTGGCTGATGCTGCAATACGAGGGGGGCGCCAACAATATCGGCGCCTTCGTATCGGGCGACGGCCACGTCTGGCAACGCCTGGAAGGCGCCAACCGGTCGGGAACGATTGGGCGGATAAAGCTGGTCGTCTATTCGGCATCGACTGCGCGGGCACACGTTTACTGGGACTTCGTCCGGACCTTCCCAGGGTCCGTTTTCGAAGTCGGCGGCGTAGGCTAAGGAAGGAACCCGCCATGACTTCACCGACCCTGACCGGACGCCCCTTAACGGTCCTGCTGCGCAACGTCGAAGGCGACGAAATCCTGGCCGGTTCGGTCGTCGGCCTAGCGCCGACGGCGGACGCGGCGGTTTGGCTGGTCGCTACCGCCGCCGACTACCGCGCCATCGGCGTCACGACGGAAACGATCCCCGACGGCGAACGCGGTCGCATCCAGATCGCGGGGACGGTTTACTGCCGCATCCAGGGGGCGGTCGGGCGCGGCGACTACCTGGAAACCGGAACCCTGGCGGGCAAGCTGCGGTCGACGGGCGTCGTCAACGGCGCCACGACGCCGCCGCCTGCGGGGTCCTGCGCTATCGCCCTGGAAGCGGGCGCCGACGACGAACTGATCCTGGTCGAATTTACGGGACCGTCGACGGCTGGCGCTGCGGGCGGCGGCGGGATCACGGTCGAAGACGCCCAGGACGCCGTCGGGAACATCCTGGTCGATTCGACGGAAATCGACTTCACTTACGACGACGCGGCGCCGTCGATTAGCGCCGTCCTGCGCGATAACTCGATAGCGCCGCCGCGCCTGACGTTGGCTACGGGGACCCTGGTCGGGCGGTCGTCCGCTGGGACCGGCGCGGGCGAAGCGATCAGCATCGGCGCAGGGCTGGCGCTGGTCGGCGGCGTACTAAGCGCGACCGGCGGCGCCAGCTACACCGACGAACAGGCACAGGACGCCGTCGGGAACATCCTGGTCGATTCGACGGAAATCGACTTCACCTACGCCGACGCGACGCCGTCGATCACGGCGTCGTTGCGGACGAACAGCGTCGGCGTTAGCCGCCTGACGATGCCGACGGGGGTCCTGGTCGGACGGTCGTCGGCGGGGGCGGGCATCGGCGAAGTGATCAACGTCGGGGCCGGTCTGATCATCGGGGCTGGTTTTCTGGTGCTGGACACGTCTTCCCCGATTACCTGGTCGGCCATCCATACGTTCCAGGTGCAGACGCGGTTCGTCCGGACCTGGTCGCCCATCGTCGAAGACTCGCTGGTCTACGTCGAAGCGACGCTGAACGTCGACAACGCCAGCGGCAGCAACGCGGGCATCCGTCAGATCAGCTACGTCCGCCCGACCCTGGCGAACACGTCGGGTAACGGCTTCGACGGGATCGAATCCTTCGTCGAACACGACCAGGGGGCGTTCAGCCTGATCTGGATGCACGGAACACATAACACGGCGAAACAGAACGTCGCGGGATCGACCGTGACGAACGCCCTGGGGTCGGCGAACGAAGTCTGGGCGGCGGCGGGGACCATCGCGGACGGGAAGGCGCTGGAAGGGCGTCTAACGGTTAACACGGGCGCGACCATGACCGCCGGTTATGGCCTGGACGTGATCCGCACGGTCGCCGCAGGCGGCAGCTTGCCGACCGCCGTCGGCATTCGCATCCAGGCCGTCAGCGGCAGCGTTGCGAACGACATCGCGATCCAGTCGCTGGGGGGTCAGAACCGCTTCGTCGGCATAACGACAATCGGCAGCAACGCCGCCGCGACCGCTGGTTACGGCCTGGACGTCCGGACAAAGACCTTTTTCGGCGGGTCATTCACATCGACGGCCACGCTGGACGCATGGGTTTATAGCGCCCCGACCGTCGCTAACTCACACATTGCGGTCAACGCTCTACACGTCGGGCCGACCTTCGGGGGCGCGGGCGACGAACCGGCGGCGGCGTATTTCCGTCCGTTCTTCAACCCGTCGTCGCCGATCACCCTGGCGATGGGCGGGTCGCTGTCAGCGATCCACGGCAGCGGGCAGATAGGCGACCTGGTCGGCTTCCGCCCCGTCGTCGCCAGCTTCGCCAGTACGGGCAGCGTTCAGAACTTTAAGGGCGTCCGCGTCGATGCGCCCGCCTACACGGCGACGGTTAGGCCGACGAACACCTACGGGATCGAAATCCGCGACCAGGGCACCACGGGGGTTGCGACGACCGTCGGCCTGCTGATCCAGAACCAGACTGGTTCGACCACCCTGATCGCGATCCAGTCCCTGGGGGGGCAGAACCGCTTCGTCGGCAATACGATCATGGGCGCCGACGCCGTGCCTGGGTCGGTACTGGACATTCGTGGCGCCACCGTGGGACTGTGGGTCCGCCCGACCCTGACTAATGGCGACTTCGGCAACATCGCCGTGATCGGCGGCACACACACAACGACCGCCAACATCAGCGAAGCGCATGGTTTGCTGCTAAACACGGCCTTTAACCCAGGCGCGGGGACGACGATAGCGGCGGCGATTTCGACCTACTACTTCGCCACGACGGGCAGCGGCGGCGGCGCGATTTCCAACCTGTATAACGCCTTCATTCTGCCCAACTATGGATCGGTCAAACCGACGACGGTTTACGCCCTGGCAATCGCCAACCACGGGTCGTCGGGGATCGGGAACGCCGTCGGGCTGATGGTCAACGCCCAGACCGGCGCGATTAACAACTACGACATGGGCTTTTCGCGCGTCGATTTAACGCTGGCGGGAACCTACTACGGAAGGGTCCCCGTCCTGTATAACGGCCTGATGAAATACCTGCACGTATTCAACGCTTAGTGAAGGGGGCAACGAATGGCTACGTTTACGGTCACGGTTCCCGACGGCGTCGTCCCCAGGATCAGCGCCGCCTATGGCCTGACGGGAACGCCGGTCGAACAAAAGACGCAACTAGAGGGCATATGCCGCGACTGGATACAGTCGACGACGATCAACTACGAAACGACGCTAGCCGCCCAGCAACATCGCGAGGACCTTAGCGGCGAAGATTGGGACGAAACGGCATGAGCGACGTAGACCTGAAACAGAACGGCGCGACGGCGCCGGAAGACGCGTCGCCGGACGTCGACGAATTCGCCTTTTCTCCCGCCGTTAAACGCGCCTGGAACGGGATCGAAGTCGGCGCCCGTAAGGGGCATCTGGAAGAACTGCGCACGTCGCGCCAGGATTCGCTGATTAAGGCGATGTCGAACGTCCGGACGGCGCGGACCATGCTGGAACTGAAAGAAAACGAACTGGAAGATCGCAGCGCGCAGCTAAGCGCCGTCGAACGGCAGGCGCGGGAAGCTGGCGTCGTCCGCGCCCGTCTCGATCTGGAAAACGCGTTGCAAGAATGCGACGCCCTGGCCGAAGAACTGGAAACCATCGCCGAAGCCATCGACGACCTGGCGAAGGCTGGCGAAAAGCCGATGATCGGCGGCGGCAGGGCGACGCGGCGGCGCCAGCTTCGCGGGGGTAGATAGCTATGGACCTTTGGTGCCCCTTCGCCGTCCGGCGCGACGGTCCGCCCCAGAAGCTGGGCGCGGGCGGCGACCTGGCGACCCCCAAACGCGGCGAAGTCAAACATAGCGCCGAAGGCTACTGGGACGGCGCCCATGCCGTCCTAGACGACCTGGGAACGTCGTCGTCGTGGCATTTCACCGTCGGCGACGACAGGCTGGAACAACATTACCCCCTGGACGCCAACTGCTGGCATGCCAACGATACCGACCTTGACGGCAGGGTCCGGTCGAACTTCGCCCTGGTCGGCGTCGAACACCTGGGGGTCGCGGGCGTCGACCTGACACTGACGCCGCGCCAGATCGCGCGAACCGAGGACCTGACGCGCTGGATGGCGCTGCAATTCGGGCGGTCGGCCTTCGGGCGCTACCCCGCCCAACTGGGACTCTGGACGATGGCGGAACATACCCAGGTCGGCAACGATCCGACCGCCTGCCCTTCGGGGCGCATTCCCTGGGAGACGATCATGTCTGATCTATCTGCCTTCCCCCGCTTCGCCTACGGCGACCAGAAGCTGGGTTGCGAGCTACGAACGGGGCAACATGTTTTCTGGGTTAACGGCGTCGAAGTCGCCAGCATCGGCGACCCCGAATTCCAGGGCGTCGGGCGCATCGCGAAGAACTACGGTCCCGAAGACGGCTTCGAAGCGGGCGACATCTGGTATTGGCTACGGAAGGGACCAAACGGCGAAGCGTTCTGGTCGCGCGAGGAAGGCGACTAAGGGGGCAGGGGGCGGTCCGACACCCGTCCCCCTGCCGCCCTAGCCGCCCAGGATCGCCGCGACGACGCGGTCGTGGCCTGCCTGGGCTTCGTCCCAGGTCCGATAGCGCGCCATGACGCGCCCGTTCCCGCCCGCGATGGCGTAGGTTTCGAATGGGGCGGGGATGCCGATAAACACCGTGCTAACCCAGCTATCGCCGTCGATCTGGGTCCAGGCGACGCGGCGCAGGCGTTCGAAGTCGGCATAGGTCGCCAGATGCCATTCCGTCCAGCCGACGGCGTCCGTAGGGTGGACCTGGTGATCTTCGTCAATGGTCCAGTGATTCACCGCTGAACCGTCTTTCCAGGAAGCCCAGAAGAACCAGGAACGGGTCGACGTCGCCCAGCCCTTCCGTATGCATCGCCAGGGTGTAGCCGTTCAACAGGTTGCAAGCCATAACCGCGTCGATCACGTTGGCGACGCGGAAGGCGTGAACCCCGTCGAAGTACGGACCGCGATAGACGCGCGGACCTAATTCGTCGAAGTCGTGGCGCCAGGGCATGATTTCGCGCAGGTCGTCGGGGACGTTCAACCCAGCAACCCCCGCCGTCCTGGGTCGTGGCGCCGGTCGAAGCCCAGGTCGCGCGCCAATTCCCCCGCCAGCCGCTTCGCCAGCTTGCGACCACGGTCCAGCGGCAGCAACGCGCCGTCCTGCCAATATTCGACGCGGCGATAGGGCTTCGGGACGCTGAACATGCCGCCGACGCCGCCTGAGTACCCCCAGGGCAGGACCGTCTGGACCGCGACGCTAATCGGCGGGACGCCTGGGATCGACGTCGTGTCGCGGACCATGTAACCGGCGGCGCGCATCGCGGGCGCCTTCGACGGACCGACGCGCCGGACCATACGCTGCGACAGATGGGGGCAGTAACGGACGGCGAAGCGCATACAGTCGCCGTGCATCGGACCATCGTTGAACAGGCCGACGCCGCCGTTCAGCAACGCCGACCCCTGCCCGCCGACGAACCAGACGTCGTCGTCGTCCAGGTCCTGGCCGCAGATATGGCAGCGGTTTTCCTGGACCGCCTGGGCGATGCGCAGGACGTCATTCCCCGAAAACACGGGGCGCCCTGCGCCGTCGCGCATGACGATGTAGGGGACGGGGTAGCCGCGTTCGTCGCGGTCCAGGGCGGCGATGCGGTCGGGCAGGAAGTCGAAATCCAAGTTAAGTTATCCCCTTCGGTTTTCTGGCAGCGGCGGGCCGAGTTGAACGATCCATTTCGGGGTCTGCGGTCCCGCGTCCTACCGTTGAACGACGCCGCTGCGATGGCCGCTATTTCTTCGACCTGTAATAGCTGACGGTCGACGCGGCGACGCCGGTCGCGGCGCTGATCGTCGGGTTGTCCTTCCCCTGGTCGATCAGCCGTTTGACTTCGGCGATCTTTTCCGGCGGATAACGCTTCCCGACCCCCTGGCCGGTCGTCTTCGGGGCGGCGCCTGGGCGTCGTCCTGGCGCCGACGGCGGCAACTGGACCCTACGCGTCGCGCTGCCCGAAATTGTCTTCCCGCCTGCCGCTTCCAGCGCGGCGATCAGGGCGTCGCGGCGTTCGACAATCGGCTGGATTTTCGCCATCGCTTCGGCGATCTGGCCTTCGTAGTTGTCGATCTGGCGCTGCGTCATACGGCGCCAATAAGCCATCGGGTCCAATTCTTCCAGCTGATCCAGGGTCGACCTGGGCGGCGGCGCCGGTTCGTCGTCGTGATTGGCCTGCGCGGTCGGCGGCGGCGGGACGCTGGCGCCGTTGCTATGAACCGTCAATTTAGGACCCCCTGGCGCGGGCGGCAGGGCAGCTTCGGCCTGCGCGACCGTTACTTCGTCGTCCCCAGGCATCGCCCGCAATTCTTCGTCCGTCACGATCTGGACGTCGTTTTTGTCGACCCATTTACGGGTCCCGTTTTCCAGCGACTGAATATTGAATTCAGTAGCGTTTTTCGATACGACCGCCCAGGTTTCGTTCTGGTAATTGACGGCCAGCGGCAACAGTGACTGACTGCCTTTACTGCGGTTCGCGCGCTGGTCGACTTCGACGCAAATCTTATTGATTGCCGACCTGGTGTATTCGTTGACGGACTCCCGCTTCGGAATCTTGAAATTGGCCGTCCCCTTTTTGATAAACCAGTGGGTCGCGGTCTGGCGGACTTCCAGGAACCCCCGCGCCTTCGCATGGGCGACCAGGGCTTCCTGGGGTGTGGGCGTTGTTGCGGCAACCATGTTGATCCCCTTCCGTGATTCTCGCAGTGGCGCCTAATGTAGTTTGGCTGACAAAAAACCCTTGACAGGTTGAATACTGCCCAGGCGTAGACTTACCGACCGTTGGGGGGGCGAAGAACCGATGGCTAAGCTAACGATGGACGTCGACGACGATATTCTGCCGAACGACCTGGACCTGGGAAGGGTCCCGCCCGACATCGCGACGATCCTGATCCGAGGGTTCAAAGCAAACCCAGGCCGTCGCGAAGGAATTGCTTCGTCGTCTCTGGCAGCGTCCGCCAGCGTTCCAACAAACGGATTTCGTCCAGGTCCCGAACCCCTTCCGGAAGACGGACCTTAAAGCCGCAGGCCAGCGCCATTTCCAGCGGGTCGATGTCCAGGACGTCGCAGGCCTGCGCCAGCGGCGCGAACCCGTTGTTCTTCCGCGTCGTTTCCATATGGCTGTAATTGGTTCGGGACATCCCCAGACGGTCGGCGACGTCCGCCTGGGTTAAGTCTTTGGCCTTGCGATGATCGGCTAGCAACGTACTCACATTCGACGACATCGGTTGAATCCCCTTCCCAGCTTTGGGCAGTTTTCCCATTCGTAGAAATACCCCGTTGCGTAACATTTCTAACGACGACGACGCTAACACGGCGTCGAAATGTCTGACAACCCCCCTGCGTAGGCCGACATCTGCCGTTTGGTTATTTTTCTTGTAGTGACGACGAAACGCTTGTCATGCGTCCCTGGGCGGGGTGTAGATTTACGCCCCATGACAGACAACGCCGAACCCGCGAACGCCGACCAGAAAATCTCGACCCGATTTACGACCGCCTGGGTCGAAGCCCTGGCGCAGATCGGCGAACAGCGCCTGCGCGACGGCACCCTGCCCAGGTCCAGACGGGGCGGGCGCCAGGGCGTCATATCGGTCCTGATCCGCGAAGCCGTCGGGAACTATTTCCATTTGCCTTCGGGCGACGAAAAGTCTGACACTGCGACGAAGAATTCCGAACCCGTCGCGGTCTAGGGCAAAAGAAAAGGTCCGGCGCGCGGGGTGGCCTTCGCGCGAACCGGACCAGGGAAGATGCGATGAATATAGCGTCCGAACGTGACGTCGACAACGACCCCCTGGACCCCCGCGATACGTCCCTGGCGTCCGTCCGTCCGACCGACGACACCTGGCAGCGCCGCGACGCCCAGACGGTTTCGACCTTCCAGGTCCGCTTTACCGACGTCGCCGACTTTATCGAAGAATTAACCGCCGACCACCGGCACGGCTACATCGTCGACCGCATCGTCCGGCTGGCGATCACGTCGCGACCCGCGACCCTGGACGAACTGGAAGGCAAGCGCGACACCCCTGGCGGCGAGCGCATTTCGCTTTACGACGCCCGTCACGTCGAATGTTCCTACGTGACGACGCGCGGGGTCCTGACGAAGTTGTCGGCCTGGTGCGGTTGCTGCTGCGAATCCCAGTCCGGTCCCTACGCGACCCCGCGAAACGAAGCCTGCGCCCAGCGCGTCATGGAAACCCTGCATCGGGTCCAGTCGGCGCTGGCGAAGCTGGACAGCCTGGACGTTCGCGGCGGCGGTCTGTACGTCGATACGGGCAACTGGCGCGCGGCGCCGGACCAGACGATCACGTCGCCGCCGCAACCGGTCTGCGCGACCTGCGGGACGGCGATCCATTTCGCGAATGAGCAATGGCGCGACGGCAACGCGCGCCCCGACGTCCTGGTCGACGGCATCGGGCGCAGCGGGCGCCGTATGCAAGTCCTGGACCACATTCACGACCCCGTCGAAGTCGGGCGGAAGGTGTGAACGATGGCGATCTGGTCGCGATCAAACGCGAACACGGCGAAGGGTTTCATTACGTCCTGGTCGGACCAGGCGGCGCGTTCTGTACCTGCCCAGGGTTCGAACGCTGGGGGCATTGCTGGGCGGCTGACGAAGTTGGGGGGTCCGAGGAAATGACAAATCGAGCGCTAAGCGTACCGAACCAGACCGCCGTCGTCCCGTTTTCGCCGGACGACCTGCGGACCCTGACGCTGCTAGCGGCGCAACTGATCGAAGCTGGGTCGGTCGCCGTCCCTGAGAACCTGAAAAACGAAGGCGAAGTCGTCGCCGTCATGCTGGCCGGTCTGGAATGCGGCGTTCAGCCCATGACTTCGCTGCGCCATATCGCCGTTATTAACGGCAAAACCGAACCTGACGCCCAGCTTATGGTCGCGATTTGCATGACGAAGGAAGACGACATCCGCTTCGAAGTCATGCGCGAAGACGCCACGTCGACGACGGTCCGTCTAACCCGCCCGTCGAAGGGTTACGTCAAGGAATTCACTTATACCGACCAAATGGCGAAAGACGCAGGCCTGATCAATAAGGGCGCCTGGGTCGGCCATCGCGCCGTCATGCGGCAATGGTCGGGGTTCAAACGCCTGACGCGCGCCTACTGCCCCGACCTGATCAACGGCGTTATGAAGCCGATCCAGGGACCAGACCAGGACGACCCCGCCAACCTGCCGCGACCGGCGGGCGTCCAGGCGCCGCCGCATGATCCCGAACTGGGGGCGCCCGACGACGCCATCGAAGCCGACTACCGCGACCAGGGACCGGTCGACCTGGACCCTGGTTATACCGCCGACGCCGTCGCCGACGAAATGCGGCAGCGCGACGAAGACGCCGCCGAAGCCCTGGCCGAGCGCAACGAAGCGCGCGAGGTCCCAGGCGTCAAGTCGAACACGCGCCCCCTGGCGGAACCCGTGATCGACGTCGCCCTGGCCGACGACGACCAGCTAGCGACCATCGCGGACTACCAGGCGGCAATGGAAGAACGGCACGGTTCCGACGCCCTGACGCGCTTCCAGGACGCCGCTGGCGACAAATGGGCGTATGCCGCCCAGGAAGACGACCACCGGTTCAGGGCGTCCAGGCTGACGTCCAGCGACGCATCGGCCTATATCGCCTGGTTGCGCGCCGCCCTGGATTCCCGCGACGGTTCCCCACCGGACACAACCGCCGGACTTTTGTAACGCCCCGTCTGGGGACCCAGCGAAGCGGGGACCGCTCCGTCGCTCGCTTCGTCTGGTCCCCTTTTTGTACCCAGGAAGGAAGGATCAATGCCACGCCCGAAGGTCGACAAACGCCAGCGAACCATCGACGACCTGGTCCTGGAAGACGCGGAACTGGAAGACGCGTTACAGACGGTCACAGATAACGAATCCGCTGCGAAGGCTTACCGCGAAGCGCGCCAGATCGTGAAGACGCGTATGCAAACCGAACACGCCGACGCGATCAACCAGGTCCTGGACAACGGCAGGGGGCGCTGGAACGTCTGCGGCGGGCATCGCTTCCTGTACCAGACCGCGCGCCGACCCGCCGGAACCAAACCGGCGCCAGCGGGGACGACGACGCGGCTGGACATCCATCGGCTGGCGGACGACTAGGCGGCGCCGTGATCACGTACTTCGTCGCAGGCTTCCCGATCCCGCAGGGGTCCCTACAACAGGGGAAGGGCGGCGGACTGCGCTATTCGAACGACTTCGAATTGAAATTCTGGCGCGACCGCGTCCAGGAAGGGACCGAAGCGGCGATGGCGCAGGCCGGTCGCGCGACGTTCACGGCGCGGGTTTACCTGGGTTTGGACTTCCTGTTCCCGCCAGGGTCGCCGATCTTCGGCGAGCGCAAATACGACCTGGACAAGCTGGTTCGCGCGGTCTGCGACGCCCTGACGGACGCTAAGGCCTATAACGACGATTCCCAGGTAACGGACCTACACGCGAAGAAACGAATCATGCCGCCCGACGGTCGGGCGGGCGTTGCTATCTGCCTGGACCTAGCGGGGGCGGAAGCCTAAACCGGAAGGGGTTAACAGCGTGAAAATTCCAGCAACCATCGGCGACGCCAAAAAGAACCTGAACGGGATCGATGTCCTGCTACGGGCGAAGGAATGGGAACGCGCGGCCATCGTCTATGCGTTCACGCGTGACGCCCAGGGGGAGCGCAACGATTTAACTTCGCGTACTTCAACGCGAAGTCAGCTAGGAATCCGCGAATTCGCCGCCCTGGGCATTTCAGGGCTTAAGTCCGATTCGACGGTCCGCCAATACCGCAACTGCTGGCAGCGCGCCGTCGACGCGGGCAAGGCAGCGCCCGTCAAACCAGGCGACGACTACGTCGAACCTGATATGTCCTGGGACGAAGGTTATTGGCAGGGCGAGCGCGGGACGTCAAAGGACGAAATGTTCGATGACCGCTACATGCGCGGCGTCGTCGACGAAGCTGCGCCCGCCGTCCAGGTCGAAACCTTCGAACGGCTGATCGAGACGCCCGCCGTCCGCGCCCGCCTGGAACAGGACGTCGACCTGCGGACCAGGGTCGATAACGCCGTCGAACAGGCGCATCGGGCGACCCATCCGGAACCCCTGGCGCCGCTGGCGTTCGACCGTAACTGGGAAATCGAGTCCCAGCTATTGCACGTCTTCAACCGCCTGTATTGGGCTTACGGGAAAGTTAAGGATGGCCATCTGGAACCGGAACGCGTCGCCAGGATCATCCGACAGTTTGATCAGATCGCGGATTGGGCGAACGCGGGGGCGGCGCTGCTAAAGGGCGAAAGCCCAGCGCGCGAACTGCTGGAAGACATCGAAGCGATGCTGATCCAGGAGCGCCGCAATGTCTAAGCCGCGCGACACGAAGCGAATGGAAAACCTGCTGGATGAATTCGAAGCGAAGTGCGACCTACACCGCGATAGGATCATGTTCCTGCTGGGTTTGGACCCCCATGACGCCGCGTCCGGACCCCGATTCACCCAGGCGATGGCGCAGGCGAAGGACCTGGGCGCCGAACGCGGCTTAAGCATCCTGCCCGTCCGCGAACGCCGTCACTGGTGGACGGCGGCGCCGACCGACGACGTCGCGATCCTGGCAGAAGACAGGCGCGTCCTGGCAACGGCGGCGGAATGGCGCCGGTTGTTCAGGGTAACGAAGGCGCGGCGCCTGCCCGTTTCTAACGCCCTGGCGTTGTCGGCACGTAACCAAATGCTGGCGGTCGCGGACACGATTGACACCCTGCGCCCCGCGTCGGACCGCGTCGACGCCTGCCTGGAACGCATCGACGCCCGAATCCGACAGAACCGGAAGCCATGACGAAATTAGGCCGCTGGGTTTACTGCAAATACTGCTATCGCAACGCCCGCCCCGAAATCGGACCGGACGGAAGCCTAGTCGTCTGTTCGAAGTGCGGCGCTGGACTGGCGCCCCTGGACCGCGTCCAGGAAGCGGGAAGCCTGACGGCCTGGTATGAGCAAATCACGCTGGAATTCGTAAAGGCGTTCGCGCGATGAAATACGCGACGCTGGTTATCGACCCGCCCTGGCGCTATGGACCTGGGACGCTGCCGCCGTCGACGCATGGCGGGCGGACCGCCGAAGACAACTACCCGACCATGACGAACCGCGACATCCTGGCGCTGCCGGTCGGCGACCTGGCGGCGGACGACGCGCACCTGTATTTGTGGGTTACGAACCCGCGTCTGTACGGGGAACGCGACGACGATTCGATCAACCCCAACGACCTAATGAAGGCCTGGGGGTTCGTCTATAAGACGTGCCTAACCTGGGTTAAGCGTCAGGTCGGCCTGGGATTCTACTTCCGAGGGAAGACGGAACACGTCCTATTTGGCGTCAGGGGGCGCCTGCCGGTCCCGCCCAGCAACCGCCGCCCCAACGTCTTCGAAACCGAATGCGATGGCGACGGGCTGGCCTTCGTCGCGCCGCGCGGACCTGGCGGGCATTCGTCGAAACCCGACGTCTTTTACGACCTGGTCGAAGCGACGTCGCCTGGTCCCTATCTGGAACTGTTCGCGCGGCGCCAGCGTCTGGGCTGGGCGACCTGGGGTAACGAAGCGTTTCAGGACGTGGCGCTATGACGACGTCGACGGCCTGGTGGCTGGGTCCCGACTTCCGCGCCTTCCTGCCCTATCTGCGCGTCCGGCATAAGCGCGGCCTGGAACTGCGCCCGCCCGTCGACCTGGTCGGCAGGGCGTCGGGGATGGTCGTTACCTGCGTCCATTGCGGCGACCCGATCCATTGCTTCCGCTTCCGGAAGTCGGCGGCGAAGCGCGGCGGCGAAACGACCGGTCCGCTGTACCTGGCGATTAGCTGCCCGTCCAGCCGCAATTCGGGATGCGGGCGTAGTAAAGCCGCCAGCGACGTCCGGTTGCAGATCGAAAACATGGTGGGGTTCCTATGACGGCCTTCGACCTGCGCCACATACCGCCGCGCCGCGCCCTGGAAGGGCTGGTCGAACGCTGTATCGAGCGCGACGACGTCCTGGTCCGCTGCCTGGAAAAGCTGACGCCCGAAGTCTTCGCCCGCGACTACGACCTGCGCATCGCGTTCTATTCGCTGGCGGGCAAGCTGGCGAAGGGGACCTACGACCCGAAGACGAACCGGCGGAAGCTGGTCGAAGGGCTGGCCGCGCTGGACCTGGCCGCTTACGACGAAGACGCGACCGGCGGCGCCGTCGAAGCCTACCGCCATTTCTGGGAAATCACCTTCGACGACTGGTATGACCCGTTTACGGTCGTCGGCGACTACGTCGACGCCGTCCTGGACGCGCTGGTCGATATGGACGAAATCGAAGCGAACGTCGCGACGGTCCTGCGCGACGGGTTCGCCTACGCGCCGCTGGCGGTCGACCAGACCGTCGACGACGCCGTCTGGGACCGCATCCGCAGCGCGGTAATGGGTCGCCGCGCATTGCGCTATGGCAAGGCGTCCCCCGCCGCGCCACGGCAACAGGTAATAGCTGCCGACGAATGGGAGTCTATCGACCGCCGTGATTCATGACAGCGCAGCATTTTTCCGAGCTTCCCGACCTGACGCGGCTGATCCCCATTGCCGACGAACCGGACGCCTGTACGGTCCGCATCGTCGAACCGGAAACCGACCTGATCTGGTTCTTCCGGTTTACGCGCATTCAGCCGACCTACAACCAGCTACACGCGAACGTCAGCGTCGACTGGGCGCCGCGCCAGGAAAAGGTCCTGCCCCAGACGGTCCCGATGCCGCGCGCGCCCTTCCAGCCGTTGCATTGCGACTGGCGGTCGGGGTCGTCGAAGGAAACCCTGGAACGCCGCATTCGCAACTACTTCGACCCGTCGAAGAAAAGCGGGACGGCATGGCCGAAGCTGATCGAATTCGCCGCCGGTCGGCTGAACGAATTCCTGGCGGCGACGGGCGATCTGGAAGAACCGACCTGGATCGACGCGCCGGAACAACTGATCCGCAGCTACTACATAAAACCGATCTGGCCGGAATCGAAGCGTCCCGTCATTTGGTACGGGCAGGGCGAGACTGGTAAGGGCGTTATGGCGATAGGCGCGGCCTTCGACCTGTGCCTGGGGCGCAACTTCGCTGCCCTGGCGACGCGCTACCTGCCGCGCGGCCTGGTTTACGTCGACTATGAAGATTCGTTCGACGAATTCAACCTGCGCATAAACCGCTATGCGAACGGCGGCGAAGTGGCGCCGCTAACCACGGTCCGCCGCTTCGACCCGCGCGGGCGCCTGTTTATCGACATCGTCCATTCGCTGCGCGCGAAGGTCGAAGCGATGGGGGGAACCGATGGCTACATAATCGACAGCGCCATCCCTGCCTGCGGCGGGGACGTGATCAAACCGGAACCAGTGGGCAGTTTCTTTAGCGCGCTGGCGATGCTTAACCGCCCGTCAATCGTGATCGCCCACGAAACGAAGGAATCCCCGACGTCGTCGGCGGCGCCCTTCGGTTCTCAGTTGTGGCGGACGCTATCCGCTATGACAGTCAACTTCCAAGCGGCGCCGGAACCGCGCCGCGACCTGGAAGGTAACGCCGTGCGGGACCTGGTGATCTCCTGTACGAAGGCGAATCAGGTCCCCAGGTTCCAACCCCTGGCGTTCGAATTGTCGTTTTCGCCCGACGACGTTGATCGGCGGCGCCCTGAGCTACCCCTAACGCCTGAACCGCCGTCCGTCTGGACCCGAATACGACAGATCAACCCGACCGACGTCACGCCTGATCTACAGGCGAAGCTATCGCCGACGTTGCAGCTGATCGCCGCCCTGCGCGGCGGCGGCGCCGCGACGATTCCCGAACTGGTCGGCGCTACGGGACTGGAAAAAAAGACGGTCGAAAACGCCCTGCGGCGCGGGGACGCCTTCGTCAGCGACGGCGGCGGTCGCGGTCGCGGCGCGGCGATCTGGCGCCTTAAGGGGCAGACGGGGGGCGGCAATGGCTATCACCCGTGAAATCCTCACGCCTGATCGGGGGGTCGGCCTGGTCCGCGTATCTGACGCGAGTCTGGGAAATGAATCCTCATTTCGATCCTCATTTAATCCTCACGTTTTTAATCCTCAGTCGGTGGACCCCCCTTTAGGGTGGGGGTCCAACCACCGAATGAGGACCGAATGAGGAAGAGGACTGATTTTGAACGCCCGTCAGCTAGCCGACCTGTTCCTGGCAAACGGCCACGTCTGGATCAACCGGAAGCATTCGGCGGTCTGCGTCCGCATTTCTGGACTGGCGACCGAGGACCTGGCGGCGGAACTGGCGAAGCAATTCGGCGGCGGCAAACCCTGGTTATGGAAACCCGACCAGACCTGGACCTGGGAAGCCCAGGGACCGCGCGCCGTCCGTTTTCTGGCATTCGTAGCGGCTTACGTCGAAATCCGCGCCCAACGGCGCCCAGAAAAAACCGAGGGGGATAGCTAAATGGACCTGCGAGACGACATCCCGACCAACCTGGCCGACCTATCCGACTGGTTGCGGCAGATCGCCAACGTCAACGAACAGCAACCGGCGCCGCTGGTCTGGGCGGAAATCCGCCAGGGCGCCCTGGACCGCGCCCATTACCTGGACGCCTACGTTATCGAGCGTGTCCCCGCGCCGCCGCGCTACCTGGCGCTGGAAAAATTCGAAACGCCTGCGGCGTTTACACGTCAGACACCCGAACTGATTGCGACGGTCGCAGGCGCGAATGGCGACCACGCGCTGCGGCCTGAGACGGAACCGGAAGACGACTTCGACCGCCGTCCGTCAGCCCTAGAGACGTAACCATGCCGCAGCGCTATCGCATGAATACGTCTAAGTCCTGGGCGGACACGGAAGCCGACCTGCGGAAGGAACTGGCGCTATGGGGCGCGAAGGATTACATCCTGGTTCGCGGGACGCCGACCGACGGCGCGAAGCCGCTGCGCGAATCGCAACGGTTCTTTGAAACCCCCGAACAGGCGACGGTCGACTTGACGGTCCGCTGGTCGTCGGGGCGCGAATTTCACCTGGCCTACAACCTACAGGCGCGCAGCGTCGATAACCTGCGGGTTCTCTATAAGGCCGTCGAAGCGATCCGCCTGAACGAAGTACGGGGGATCGACCAGGTCCTGCGCCAGTATTACGCCCAGCTTCCGGCGGGACCGGCGGCGCGCCCCAAACGGTCGCCCTACGACGTCCTGAACATCTTGCCGACGGCGTCACTGGACCAGGCCGAAGCCAGCTACAAAGTCCTGGCGCGGCTGGCGCATCCCGACCAGGGCGGCAGCAACGAAGCGATGGCCGAACTGAACGACGCAATCGAGCAACTACGGAAGGGGCAGACCGCGCTATGAACGCCGAACCGACGAAGCTAAAGCTGGCGCGCGCCCTGCGCGACGTCGGCCTGGACCGGCTGGCGACGGCGGCGGAACAGGGTCGCTATGACGATTTCGAATCCGCGTCGGCGACGCCGCTTATGGACCTGGTCCGCGACATCCGCGAAGCGTCGCCGACCGCAGATAAGCATGGTCCTGGCGGCATTCTGGACCGCGTTATGGACGGCGAATTCGACGCGTCGCAAGAGGAAGCGCGCGCCTGGTTCGAAAACGAAGGCCAGTATCTGCTGCGCGGCAGGGACCGCAACCAGGACGGGGGCGGCAATGTCTGACGAACATATGCGGCGGCGCCGCCCGCTGCTGGGCTTCGATATGCAAACCGCGCTAAGCATGGTTAAGGACCTGGTCGCGGCAATCGAGCGCGGCGACGACCCCATGCCGAAGGCGCTTATCTTCGCCATCGCCGCGCCCTGCCAACACGGGGACGTCGAAGGGGTCGACCTGCAACGCGTCTTCGAATCGGAAGAACTGGACGACCTGCATAGCCTGCTGGTTTTCGTCGAACAGGACATCGACGGGGAGTTAGAACCGTGACGAAGGTCGTCCGGACCATGACGCCGGAACAGGAAGCGCGCTGGACCGCTGGCGGCTACATCCTGGCGGCGCGCGGCCTGGGCGAAGTCACGCCCGCCGAACGGGACCGGCGCCGCGTCGTCGAACTGGGTTGCGCCTGGTCCTGGTTATGCGCCCAGCCGCCGGTCGCGGGGTCGGACCTGTGCGCGCGCCATCTGGCGCAGTCGCGGCGGCGGCTATGAACGCTAAGGAAGTCGACCGCCTGCGAATGCTGGCGCGGGAAGATCAATACGAAGCCGAAGCGCGCGCCCTGATCCAGTCGCCGTCACTGCGGCGGCGCCTGGTCGGTCGGGCTTGCCTGATCATGCTGGGCTGGGCGATGGCGATAAACCGGCGCCGGAAGGCGCGGCGGCTATGAACGAAACGATCCGTCTACTGCCGGACCCGCCCGCCCGTCTGCTAAAGCTGGACCTGTACCGGCGCGCCCAGGCCGTCGACTTCCTGCGACGCATGGCGCGGGCGATAGAGGAAGGCGAAGTCGCCGCCGACGCCGTCGTCGTAGTCACGTCCTGGGGCGACGTTCACGACGTTACCTGGGCGGGTTATCAGACCTTCCCGATCCTGGGCGCCGCGACGCAGTCTGCCCATGACGCTTATTGGTCGGCGGTTAGCGGTCGCAAATACGACCCCGACGAAGCCGCGCTGCGACGGCTGGCGAACCGGCAGTATCGCGACCAGGAAATCGCGCGGAAGCTGGCCGAAAAGCCCTGGGCCTGCGCCTGCGGCGACCGGTTCAGGACCGAACGCGGGCGCGACGCGCACATAAGGCGACCCAGCGGCTGGCGCTGGGGGAAGCGCGAACACGGGGTCGCCCAGGTCCAGGCGCCGGTCCCGCTGGCGGTTGTCGTCGAAGACGCGGCGGGGGAATAGACGTTGCAGCGTCGTCTAAAGGTAGGATCGGGGACTCTTAATCCCCAGACGGACGGTTCGATTCCGCCCGCTGCAACCAAACAACGGAAGGGGAACCCATGACAAACGACCCGACCGAACGCTGGGGGAAAGCCCTGGCAATTGACGCGCGGCGCCGGTCCCGCGAAATGGCGAAGGCGACGTCGCCGCGCTGCCCCGACTGCGGCGGCGCCCTGGTTGACGAAGGCGCCCGCTGCCTGATCTGCGGCTGGACCCGTCCGGCGCCGAAGAAAACCCGCCGTCGCGCGGTCACAAATAATTGACGCTGCGTCCGCCGGTCACAGATAATGACATCGGAAACCGCCGGACGACCGGCGGGGAACCGGAAGGGGATACACATTGCAAACGGAATCATTCGGGCGGACCGTCAACTACGTGAGGGTTTCAAGCTGGGGGCAGGTCGGTAAAGATCACGTCTCGCTTGATACCCAGGAACGCGAGTCCGCCGCCTACGCCGACCGCAACGGCGGGAAGATCACGGCGGTCCTTCGCGACGAAGCGAAGTCGGGGCGCGACAATGACAACCCCGAATACCTGCGGCTTAAGGCGATGGTCGCCGCCCGTCAGGTCGACACGGTCGTCGTCTGGGCGCTGGACCGTATCAGCCGCGACGAACTGGAATTCTTTAGCCTGATGCGCGACTTCGACGTCTACGGCGTCAAGCTGCGGTCGGCGACGCAGGACGTGACGAACCGTTTCATGGTTTCGATCATGATCGGCATGGCGGCGGAAGAAACCCGCAAGATCAGCGCCCGCGTCGTCCCGAACCAGCGCGCCCGTCTGGAATCTGGCCGCTGGATCGGTCGCGCCCCCCTGGGCTATCGCATCGTCGCGCACCCCGAAGGCGGGCGCCGTCTGGAACAGGACCCCGATACGGCCTGGAAGGTCCTTCGCCTGTTCGACCTGTACGCGACCGGCAAATACGGCCTGACGCAACTGGCGCGCGAAGCCGCCGTCCTGGGTCTGGGCAACGGCCAGTCGAAGTCGAACCTTAGCCGAATGCTGACGAATCAGTCCTACGTCGGGAAGCTGGTCTGGGGTCGCCGGAAGAAACAGTACGGCGCCGACGGCAAACGCCATCTGAACCTGCAAGCGAAGGCCGACTGGGGCATTTATCAGGGCGACCACGACCCCATCGTCCCGCAGGTTACGTTCGACGCGGTTCAGGTCGTTCTGGGGCGCAACCAGACGGCGAAGGCGCCCCGTCCGGCGCAGCGCCAGCTACTGGTCGGGTCGATCTTTTGCAAGTGCGGCGCCCGCATCCAGGGCAAGTCGAACGGCAACGGCGGCGCGTTTTACTACTGCCCCCAGCGCAACCTGCGCGGGACCTGCGACCAGAACTACGTCGCGGTTTTCAAGCTGGACGATCAGGTTAAGGCGACCGTCGCGAAGGTCCTGCGCATCTTCGTCGGCGACAACCGCGAAGCCGCCCTGCGCGAACTGGAAGCGATGGGCGACGACGCGCTGGACGCCGCGCAGGTCCGCAAAAAGTCGCTGGAAGCGTCGAAGCAAAAGCTGGAAGGCGCGCGGCTGAACGGCGCCGATCTGGTCATGCGCGGCGCCATCGACGTCGACCTGTTCAGGGCGCAGGACGCCCGTTATGCCGCCCAGCTACGGACCGTCGAAACCGAACTGGCCGATCTGGTCGACGTTCGCCCGATGGCCGACCTTGACGACGTTCTGGCGCTGACGGCGGAACTGCGGGACCTAAGCGCCGTCACGGTCGAAGGCTGGCGGGACCTAATTCGCGCGACCGTCGACCGCATCGACGTCGACGCCGAAGTCGCCCAGGTTAGCCTGCGAACCGACGTCTACGAAAAGCTGGCGGCGCGGGTCGGCGCCGTCGGCGTCCTGGCGTAAGATTCAACGCCCGCGACCGTCATGGGGCGGTCGGGGCGCTTAGCTGGAAGGAAGGCAAACATGGTTAACACGACCCCAGGGCAGACGCCCCCGACCGACGAAGACGCGAAGGACGCGGAAAAGTCGGAAGCCGAGGGCGACGAAGAAAAGGCGGAAGGCGAAGGCGACCAGGCGGCGGAAGCGCCCCAGGCGCCGGAAACGCCCGCAGCGTAGAACCCCAATCGGCTAGCTAGTGTAAAACGTCCCGTTACTCCAGAAGTGCGGGACGTTTTCCACTAGTACGGTCCTTCGGGTCGTTGGGGGAACCGCGACAATCTTACGAGAAACCCGCAATGTTCACCTTTTCGTCAGACCGTTAGTATTGTCGGACAACCGAGGGGGATAACGAAGAATGGCTAGCTGGATTAAGGCCGACGGGACCGAAGTCGCGGTCGGACCGAAGAACGGTCGCACGTTCACCCTGGACGAACTACACGGCTTCGTCAGGGGCGACGACCCCGACGACGAAGGCTTTATCGAAATCGTCCGCCCCCATCTGCGCGGCTGGGAAACGCTTTACATGGTCGTCAACGAAAACGGCAAACGCTACGGCCTGCCCGTCAACTGGAACGCGACCGCGATTTACGCGCACCCTGGCATCCCGCGCAACCTGCCCCCGAACGTCCTGATCCTGGGCGACCCCGCCGACTTCGAACACGTCGTCGGCAACGTCCTACTTTGCTTCGAAAGCGAAATCGATTAACCCCGCTGCAATCAGTCAAACCGGAAGGGGATCACAGTGAACACGACCAAACAATCATCGACGGCGACCCTGGTCCAGACCTACCTGGCCGGACGTAAGGCGCGCGGCCATGACTGGACGACCCTGGCGCAGGTATCGCAGGCCTTCGGCTACGACGGCGCCCAGGCACATATCGACCAGATCATGCGGAAGCTGCTAAACGACGGCCTGGTCCAGCGGCGCCCCTACACGGGGACGGCGCCGCGAACGAAATGGGAGTACGCGTTGCAATGAACGAACCGACGATGTTCCAGGCAGTCATTCGCGAGACGTCCGAAAACCATACGGAGACGGCGCCGGACTGCGACCCGATCTGCGCCCGCCGCTGGCAGGGGATGGCTCACGCCCATATCTGCCCTGACGGGCTTTACGCCGAAGATCATCCCTTCGTCGACGTTACGGCCTGGTGTAGCTGCGGCGTCCGTCTGGGCGACCCCGTTCACCTGGACGCCCGCCAGCCTGGGCGCATGGCGCAGCGCAGCAACGCCGCCGGTCGGCGCTTTTCGAAGGCCTTCGAAATCCATATGGCGGTCGCGCACGGCATCGCGATCCGGTCCGACCCCGTTTGGCTGGAACGCCTGGGGACGGCGCCGCAATGAAAGCGATCTTCAAATACGTTCTGCTGGAAAACGGCTTCGAAGCGTTGTCGATGGGCATTGATCCAGGCGCCCAGGAAATCAGCGTTTCGCTACCAGCGGGCGCCTTCGCTTTGAAACTGGCGCCCCAGGGCGACGACATATGCATCTGGGCGCTGGTTAGCCTGGACGAACCACGGGACGCGAAAGCGACCTATCGCGTCGTCGCGACGGGGAAGCGCCTTCCGGACGACTGGTCCCTGCGCTGGTTGTATGTCGATACGATCTTCGCCGGTCCCTACGTCTGGCATTTCTTCGAACTGCTGACGTGAGCGCGGACTACCGAAACCATCTGCTGGCCGTCGCGCGTCGGGTCCGCGCCAACGGTCCGTTGCATCCCCTGGTTGTGATCGAAGGCGCCGACGACCCGCCGATGTTCTTCGACGCAAACCCCTACTGGGGCGACCACCGGCAGCGGCGCCAGACCATGCGAAGCCTAGGCGGTCTGCTGGGCTTCGGCCTGGACGCGCAGCGTATCTATGTCGCGGTCGAAATGTGGATCGCCCAGGAAGAATTCAGCGGGACCGACGCCGACGTCCAGGAACGCATTGCGGCATTCCGGCGCGGCGACCTGGTCCCGCCCAGCGAACGCCCCGACCGGCAGTCGGCGATCCAGGTAATGGAACTGACGCCAACCGAATCGCCTGCGGGAATGGTCGTTCAGGTTTTCAAGCGCCGGAAGGGGAAGCTACGCTGGGCGCCGCCTAGGGAATGGCAGACGGGCGAACACGTCGAAGACTGGACCTTCGGCGAATTCTGGCATGGGGTCGCGCAAACGGTCGCCCTGGGGGGCATGTTCGATGGCGCCGCCCAGGACCTGGGCATCGGCGATACGTTTTCGATGCGGCGGGCGGCGCGCCGCGCCGCCGTTCACAACTTCGGCGAAGGCCTGTTCGAAGAACACGAAATCGGGCGCGTCATGCGGCGCTGGTCGAAATGACGCGGCTAACCCTGACGCAGGTAATCGCTGGCCTGTGCGAATTCGCCCGCCCGATCATGCTGGAAAAGGTCCGCCCCGATAGCTGTATCGCTATGACGCGGGTCGGCGTCGAAGTCCTGAATCATTTCGGCTACGTGGCGGCGCCGCTGAACGTCGAAGCCCTGGTCGTCAATGCCGAATACCATCGCCGCCTGGAAGCTGGCCTGATCGCGCCGGACCGCCTACCGACGGACGCAGACTTCGCGGCTGGCGCCTGGGGCATCGGGATCGGCCTGGAAGAACATATGCGGGAACTGGCGACCCAGGGCGTGAATCCCGCCGGACACGTCGTAGCCGTTGTCGGCGCCTTCCTGGTCGACCTATCGCTGGACCAGGCCAGCCGCCCCGAAAAGGGGATCAACCTGGAACCGCATTGCTTCGAATTCGACGCCGACGTCTACGCGGGCGCGACCTGGACCTATCGAATCAACGGCGGCGAAGCCTTCGTCGAATACAAGCTGCGCCCCGACCTGGAAAGCTGGCGCGATTCCCCCGACTGGCGCCTGGGCTTGAAACGCTACCGGTCGGAAATCGGGCGCATCATTCGCGCCGTCCGCGAAGGTTGCTACGTCGAATAGAAAAGGCCGACGCCTGCCCCGCAGCGAACGTCGGCCTGTAACCGACCAGCGCTTCGTCTAGGCACCTGCGAAGCCCTGGTCTGGTCCCAGTCTACCTCTGGTCACAGTTATTGACGCGCGCGAAGCTGGTCACAGATAATCGACAACGGACGGGGGAACCGTCCGGAAGGGGATTTCTACTAATGACGACGAAGACATTCAACAACGATCCCGTAACCGCCGACGCTGGGCGGCGGTTGTTCCTGGACGGCGGGTCCATTGCCAACGCGACCCGCTTCCGCGATATGCCGAGCAACGACGCCGACCTGGTCGCCTATTTCGACTGGGAAGTCCAGTCGCTGATCGCCTACGCGCATTCGCTGCCGACGCGTTACCTGGACGGGTCGCCGCGCGTGATCGACTGCTGTACGGCGACGCAGGGCCTGGACGTTTGTCGCGGCGTTATCGGCGAAATGGGCGACGGGCGCCGCAAATGCATTGTCTGCGGCGTCGTCCAGGCGGGCGGCGATGCCGCGTATTAGCACGGTCGGCGCCCAGCGGCGCGAACCGCGTCGCGGCGTCCATTTCAGCCTGGAAGAGGAAGGAACCTGGCGCGTGACGGTCTGTTCGTCGGCGCCAGGTCTGCCCTTCCGAACGTTCAGCTACCGCCAGACGTCCCAGGACCTGGACGAAACGACCTGCCTGGTCTGCCTGCGCCTGATGGTCCGGTCGGACGACCTGGTCGAAGGGGGGGAAGCATGACGAACGAACCGAAGCGATCCATGCATGGGCGGCGCCCGCCGCGTCCGAAGACGACGCGTCCCTGCGTGATCTGCGGCAACCCCGCCACGGGTCGCGCCGACGTCCAGACCTGTTCGCCGTCCTGCCGCCAGACGCTGGCGCGCCAGAAACGCGGCAGGTCCCCTTCGAAGAAATGACGCGACCCCCGTCCCGTGAAACAGGGGTCGCAAATGGAAGGGGATAACTTCCGGCGCCTACGTTAGCACGGCGCGACCGCGCCGACGCTGCTGGTCACACATACGGCAGGAATTCCAGTAAGAACAGCGCCATGATCGCGCCGACGCCCGCATGGGGCGACGGGTTCCCCCATTCGTTGGCGGGACCGTCGAACGTAACCGCCAGACCTTCCAGATCGAGATGTCCCAGTAGCGCTTCGCCGTCCCCTTCGTTCAGGTCGGGGAAGACGATGGTTACGTCGGCGCCGACCGCCTGCGACCAGTCCCTAAGCGCCTGCGCGAGGCTTTCCAGGTGAGCCTGATCGCAGTTGCCAACGACCGCAAATCGTTGATCCGGCATGGGTTGCCTTCCCCTTCCAGGTCCGCCAAATCTCGTTAAAGTCTCAAATGTCTGACGCCGTGACGAAAAGCTAGTATTGTCGTCACGGCGGTACGTTAACACAAGTTGTCGGACATATGCGGCGATGCAACAAACGTCGGTCGACACCCGCGAAACGACCTGGCAAATCATGGTCCAGCGGCGCTATGGCGGCTGGTGTCAATGGCCGTCCTGTAACAGCCGCGCCGCCAGCGCCGACCGCATCCATGACGCGCCGGACCTGCGCTTCGAACTGGGCAACGGGATTCCGTTCTGCCCGCGCCATTTGAAGCATCCCGCCCGCATCCAGGTCGCCCTGGGCGAGCTTCCGCACTACGAAGGGGGATAACTAATGTCGAAACCGGTCGTTCTGCTATCGCCGTTCAGGGCGCCGACCATCCTGGAACGGACCCGTAACAAGCTGTACGCCCAGGAAGCGATGGCCGACGCGCTGGCGCGCGGCGAAGCGCCGTTCGCGTCCCATCTGCTATACCCGCAGGTCCTGGACGACGGGGACGGCGCCGAACGCGAACAGGGCATCGCGGCAGAACTGGCCTGGATCGATCTGGCGCGCTGCGTCGTCGTCTACGTCGACCGAGGGATCAGCGCTGGCATGGCGGGGGAAATCCTGCATTGCTTCCGTCACGGCTACGCGATCAAGCTGCGGTCCCTGAACCCCCAGATCGACGCCGCGCAGGTCGACGCGATGATCGAAGCGCAGGTCCTGGTCCGCGACCTGTTCAGCGACATCGTCTTAGAACTGCCGCCGCTGGCCGGACCCCATGCTGGAAACGGGTCCAGCGCCGCGCAGGAAGCCCAGGACGCGCCGCAGGGCGTTCTGCCGTCCCCTACCCCTGCGCAATCCCTGCCGCCGTCGCTGGCGCCGCCAGCGGGTCCCTGGGGGTCGGGAAATGGTTAGCGTCGTCTACAAGTACCAGGCTAACGCCTGCGCCCATTGCGGCGCCGTCGGCCAGGACCTGTTCGTTCTGGAACTGGTTCACGACCAGGACCCCGCGCTGCGACCGGCGCGGCCTGCCGAGGTCGGTCTATGCCTGGAATCGTGGCGGCTGGTCCGCGTCGCCATCGGCTACGCCTTCGCGCGTAAGTCGCTGGAACTGGGGCATCCCGCATGACTATGCCGAGCATCCAGCTAAACCTGATCGGCGACGACGCATGGCCGGACTGGGAAGGCAAACAGATCGCCCATTTCACGACCTGGCGCATGACTGGCCTGCGCGACGGGATGGCGTCGGGCAAGCCGTCGATCATCATGGCGGTCGAACTGGACGACGGGCAGGTCGTCGCCCTGGAAACCAGTCTGGCGTTGCTGGAAAACTCGATACGCGCCCTGCGCGCCCGCTGGGAATCGCACCCATGACGATCCCCCAACTGCCCGACCTGGGCGATCTGCTGGCAAATGCAATCGAGCGCATCGCGAGCGTTTTAGCGCCGCAATCCCCGCCGCGAAACCGCCAACAACGACGCGCCGCGCAATTCGGCCAGCGCGGGTCGAAGCGCCAGCGCGCGCTAATGGCTTCGAAGCGCCTGGTCGGGAAGGGGCAGACGGGGCGACCCGTTCACCGGAAGTAAGGGGGCAGCTATTGAACGCATATTTCGGCATGACGGCGCCCAATCGCGACGTCCTACTGGCGGCGAAGGTTAACTGGGGTGGCTATTCCGGTCCCTTCCTGCGCATCGCCCTGCCCTGCGGTCACGTCCGCGAATGGACGCGACCCGAAGACGTCCCCGACCATGACGTCGAATGCAAATGCGGCGAACTGGACTATCCCCATTTCTTCATTCGCTACACGTCATGACGAAGCTAAGCGACGTAGTCCTGCCCCTGATCGTGACGGACGCCTGGAAGGGCTACGCCGTCGAAGACATCAGCGCCGCCCTGGACGAAGGCGACTGGGAAATCTTCCAGCGCTGGTTCAACGGGCAGACCGGCGCGATCAGCGAACGGGGGCAGCTGATCGTCTACGCCTACGACTGGGAACGCTTCGTCAACGGCTTCGCCCCTTACGACTAGGTACCCCCCTTATGACGCGTCGCAAGTACCCCCCCCACCTGTTAGCCACCGGCTTCGCGCCCTG